TTAACTATAGTTTGGGTAGCTTATGGGATTATGTTATTGGCTTTAATTATTAGAAATATTGGGGGGTGGGTGTGAACAGAAACTATCAAGTAGTGAAAGGTAATGACGAATCAGACTTAGAACGACAAATCAGCTATAAAAGAGAAAATGGCTGGAAGTGTCAAGGGGGTATCTGTGTAACGGACATAAGTGATGTTGCAGGTCAGTTTTGTGATGGCGAAGAGATAACTACCGATACAGATTTAATATATTATCAAGCAATGGTAAAGGGGTATATATGAGTAAAAAAATTATAGTTAAAAAGTGTACTGAATGTCCTTATTTAACTCAAGTATTGAGTCGTACAAATGCACCTTATTGTGTAGGTAATAATAAGGGGTTGCCCTATACTGAAGAATTATGTCGAGGCATAGTAGTTAAGGTGGCCATGGATAGAATACCTGAGTGGTGTAACTTATTGGAGACTACATGAAATTACCAAAAAATTATACGAAATTAACAAGTCAGGAAAGACGACAAGTAAGGTTGGAATATGTAAAGTTACAAAAAGGTAAGTGTTACTATTGCCATAATTCTTTAGGTGGGAAACCAGCCAGCAAATCAAGCAGCAAAACAGTAGATAGCAAATTATTTCCAAGTGGGTTTTTTAAGTATCCAGTACATCTACACCATAACCATAATACCGGCATTACAGTGGGTGCTGTTCATAACCATTGCAATGCTGTTTTGTGGCAATACCATAACGAATAGTAGGAGCTGTAAAGCCATATACCCGACCCAGTGGCAAAGGGGCATAGCTAAAAACCCCTTAGAACGCAATTTTGGGGGCTTAAATAGCAAAATAAAGCACTAAGCACAGTGCAATCAACTAGGAGAGCAAGATGCATGATGATATAGACAGAGAGGTTTGCGGGAAGCTATTAAGAGATTTAAAAAATGATAGTGTGGCAATAGACTGGGAAGCTGTAAATGAAACATTCAATGACCCCGGAACAACACTTCATTTAGTGTGCTATCGGGGAACCAGCTTAGAACGAAAAGCAACCATACATATTGAGTACGGACATAATGAGTATAGACGACCATGATTTTAGAAAAAAGTGATGTACATTACCAGGCCATAAAAACATTTTATGGAGGGGGTGTAACCAAAAGATACAACATACCATTAATGAACCACATTGATGAAGGGTTACAAATTTTGGGACGGATAAGTACAGGTGTATTAGTGCAACAAGCTTTCTGCATACACCCCCTATTGCAGTCTGATGAAAACTTAAAAGAAACGCTATATAAAGCTGGGGATATAGATATTGAATCTTTGGGTGTGAGGCCGGCTATCTTAGCAATGGAGTATAGAAACCAACTAAACAGATTCTCTTCAAAAACATTCGATAAGGGTGGGTCTGCAGATAGACGGACAGCAAAAGTAAATGAATTAAAATCCATAATGGTAAACAACCCACTACTGCATGCTATGGCGGTGGCCGATAAAGTACAGAACAGAAAAGACTTTGAAAAATACCATAAAGGAAACCATCCAAGAAGCAAAGAATTAGTAGACTATTTTTACTACTGGCTATATTTTATTTTGGGCGTAACAGAGAGGGAATACCTAACTTTTGTACAAGAGTTACACAGTGATTAGTGAGGCTGTGTAGCAGTGAACTCAAGTTCATTTTTGGGTGGCGGGAAGATAATGGGATAAGTAAACAATAGAGAGATATAAACATCCAATAGTGGAGATACGTAGAACCACTCCCAGACTATTCGATAGCAATATTGACAAAAAAATAAAAAAGAGATAACATATAATTTACTAATAAAAACCCCCCAATACCACGAAGATCAAGGGGTGTGTCTGCAAGTAATTTTTAAAGAACGACTATTATAATTTTTAAAATAAATAAAAGGACAACAAATGGAAACCAAAATACTTCAAATTGGCAAAATTATACCCAATAAAAACAACGCAAAAATACACCCCCAAAGTCAAGTAGATAAGGTGATTGCGAGCATCGAAGAGTTTGGCTATAACACGCTAATTGTGGTCGATGAAACCAGCACTGTTTTGGTAGGTCACTGCCGATTAGAAGCCCTAAAACAAATGGGTGAAAAAAAGATAAAAGTAGCAGTAATAAAACATTTATCGGACACCCAAAAACGAGCGTATATGTTAGCCGATAATCGACTATCTGAAGATGCGGAGTGGGACGCTGAAATGCTCCAGAAAGAATTGCTGGCCATACAAGAAGATGCCAGTGTTAATTTTGAATCAATGGGATTCACTGCAGAAGAAATTGCACAGATTGAAGAAGAGCTTGCGCTTAATGCTGAAGAGTACGATGACGAAGATTTAGGCGAAGTGTTTGACCCAAATACGAGTCCAACGGCATCTAATAAAGAAGTGACACAGGCCGATATGGATAAATCAAAAACAGGGCTGGATGGTAAATACAAAGATGGGGAGCCTACCGAAGTTGAAGTTGTTTGTCCACACTGTAAAAAATCATTCGAGGTGGTTTTATAATGAACCATTATTCTTTAGCAAAAATATTGCAGTCGCATAATTGGAAATGGGCTAAAGATAAAAACAATCCACATGCGTACACTCTAAGAAAGCACTGGATGGCAGACGACTTGTTTTGTGAAGTTGTGCAGTACATTCGTGACCACGGATTTATATTAAAACATTGGGGGCGGCCTTACACGGTAATTAACCTGAATGGGTATAGGTATTGGACTATGGGAGCACCTATTAATAAGGACGGGCAACCACACACTATACTGATAAATAAAGCTGTGGTTGATTATCAGAACCCTTATGATGGTATAGCCAAGACGTATGATTCATTATTCGATGATAAAGAATCTCATGTTGAAGACACAGCCATTATGCACATGCTGGAATTGCACGGTAGAGTGCTGGACATTGGCTGCGGAACCGGAATGCTGTTAGACCATAAAGCAGTGAAGCCAGAAAATTATACAGGCATAGACCCTTCACAGGGAATGCTGGATAAACTCAAAGACAAGCATCCTGACTATGCTGATTTTTTAATTGGTACAGCTTTTGAAGATTATTATAACGGCAAGTTTGACACTATAGTTTCCTTGTTTGGCTCAGTCAGTTATATAGAACCGAAACACCTTAAACGAATACGTGAAATGCTGGCCACGGGTGGTAAGGCGTTTTTAATGTTCTACGCAGATGAATACGTACCAGTTACCTATTTAAAAACTGGAATACACCCTAAAAAATATGCCAATAAGTTTAAAGGTGAAGCATATCATAACTTCAAAATAGTCAGGCTGGATGCATGAGAATACTTACAGGAAATTCAGTTTACGAAGAGGCCATAAAAAGAATTAATTGGCTCTTCGATGAATTTGAAAATGTTACCGTTAGCTTTAGTGGTGGTAAGGACAGTACAGTGATACTGAATCTAACATTGAAGGTTGCGGAAGAGCGGGGGCGGCTACCCTTAAAAGTAATATTCATAGATCAAGAAGCCGAATGGACTTCAGTTATTGATTACATGAAGATAGTGATGTATGACCCACGGGTAGACCCTTATTGGATGCAGGTGCCTTTGAAGTTATTAAACGCAACGTCAAGTACAAGCAACTGGTTACATTGCTGGGAGGCAGGTGGCGAAGATAAATGGATACACCCTCAAGACCCAATAAGCAAAAAGGAAAATAAGTATGGCACGGATAGATTCGCACAATTATTCACAGCCATAATTAATACCGAGTTCAGAGATCAAAGAACGGCTAACATTGGTGGGGTTAGAACACAGGAAAGCCCTGCAAGATATTTAGGGCTTACCAGTCAGGAAACCTACAAGGGTGTTACGTGGGGAAAAAAATTAGACAAGGCAATTGACCATTATACCTTTTACCCTATCTACGATTGGGGCTATAAAGATGTTTGGAAATACATAGTCGATAACAATTTTACGTACTGCAAATTGTATGATGTTATGTATCAGTATGGTATCACCATAAACAATATGCGAGTGTCGAATGTACACCATGAAACAGCGGTTGGTAGCCTGTATTTTCTGCAAGAAGTTGACCCTGTAGTTTGGGGAAAATTGACAGCAAGGATAAGTGGAATAAATACCACAGGCCACTTGAAAAAGGAAAGCGTTTCTGTACCCGATGAATTACCACATATGTTTGAAACGTGGTTTGAGTATCGTGATTTTCTGCTGCGTAAAATGGTAACTGATAAAAGCCACATACATGAGTTTCGCAAGCACTTCGATACTTATGATGAAATATATCAGTCTCCAAAAGTGTACAAGGCTTATGCTATGGCTTGCATATCCGCTATTTTAGTGAACGAGCCTATGACTAAATTAGGTAACTTTAGGACACGTTCAGAGGTCAGGCACTACCGAGCATATTTAGCGGGTAGACGGGTTGCGAAATACGACATAAAAAATAAATATATTCAGGATTACATAAACCATGAAGCTGCAAAAAAAACTAACAAACGAGTTAAAGGCAAGTTACGATTCAGCAAAAAATAAAGATGATTTTCTGTATGAACTGCAAGGGTATGTGCACAAGGAATTATCAGATCGAAAAGAGCAGCCGGTAGACTGGATTCGGTGGGTGCCTATAGACAAGGTGCAACCTAACGACTACAACCCGAATAGTGTTGCGCATGTAGAGCTGAAATTATTGTACACTTCAATAAAGCATGATGGTTACACTCAGCCAGTGGTGACTATCTACGATGCTGAGCAGGATAAGTATATTATCGTGGATGGATTTCATAGATATTTCACTATGCGCAATAACGCAGACATTATGAAATTGAACCGAGGGCGGCTACCGATTGTAGTTATCAATAGTGATATTAATGATCGCATGGCCTCCACAGTGAGACATAACCGAGCCAGAGGCAAGCATTCAGTTACAGGAATGTCTAGCATGGTTTTCAATATGCTGGAAAATGGCTGGGAAGATGTGCAGATTTGTAACGAGCTTGGCATGGAGCCAGAAGAATTATTGAAGCTGAAACATATAACCGGATTCTCGAAGTTATTTGAAAATGTGGAATATGCCAAAGCATGGGAAGCTAAAAATCAAATCAAGATACGTGAGCAGTACGAAAAAACGGGGTCAGGTAAGTTACCAAGAGCTGGCAAGATAAATAAAGTGACTGAAAAGAATAAAGTCAAGGCAGACCAAAAAGCTAAGTCTAAAATTACTTTTAAAATTGGTGGTAAAAAGAAGTGATAAAAAATATTGGTAAGCACAGAATACGACATGGAGACATTCACGATGAAGCTGGCCTAAGTGTTTTGGTAGGTCAGTCAGTGGCAGATATATTTTATAGTGACCCTCCATGGGGTTCCGGTAATTTGAAGTATTGGGACACTATGAATAAAAAGCAGAATGGTATAACCAGTACAACAGGGAATTTTGACGTAGATGTGTTTCTGCATACGGTTCTAAAAAATGCTGCGGAATTGACAGACGGGTGGGTGGTTATTGAGTATGGTAAGCAATGGATTGATAAGGTGATAAAGATTGCTGAAGAGGAGGGGCTTACATATTGCACTCAAGTAGAGGCACTGTACGCTAACAATCTACCCTTAGAAATTATATTCTTCAGAACAGACGGGTACGAAGAGCTGGACGTTTCACCAATACACCACTTGAAGGGTTACAAATGTGTACGTGAGATATTTAAGTTATTGAAGCCTGCTTCTGGTGGTGTAGGTATGGATTTATGCTGCGGTATGGGTTACACAGCTCAAGCATGTATCGACAATGGGTTATCATTCATAGGTAATGAGTTGAACTTATCCAGACTGCAAAAGACTATAGCCAGATTAGAGAAAGGCACCGCTAAGAAATTAAAACTTGGTAAGAAATAAACATGCCAGTATTTATAAAGAAAAAGAAGGGGGTTAAGGCGTTAAAAAATACCAAGGAAGCTAAATTGGTAGAAAACCCTCCAAGTAAAAAGATGCGCACAGGTTCAAGAATCCTATGGGGAAAATTGAAAAAGGAATTTATGACCCGGAACCTGAGTTCAGATGACGAAGATCATATATCCGCTTCAATGCTGGCTGCGGAATATGGTTTAGTTATTAAGACTGTGCAAAATAGGGCGGCTAAGGAAAAGTGGTATGGTGAGCTGCGGGATTTAAGGGAATTGGTGACTACCGATGTAAAGGACACTATTTTTCCAGACCAACAAGCGGTAGTTACCCGAATAAAGGCAGATGCTATCAATGAGGAGGTGGCGGTAAGAAGACGACATTTAGTTATAGCTAGAAACGTATTGGTCAAGGCCAGTATGAAGTTAAAAAACATAAAGCCAGAAGACCTTACCATAAGGGAAGCACTGGACTTTATGAAACTTGGCATAACTGAAGAACGTAGGGCATTGGGGATTCCAGACGAAACCAGTATAACCTTGCATCAAGAAGAGAATACCGAAGAACTTAATTTTGGAACAGCCAATAGCGTTATAGGCGAAATACTAGACATAATGAAGGATGATAATGGGGACTACACAAGCTATACGCCTACAGAAGAAACAAAGGATTGATACACTGATAGACACCAACATACCTGAGTATCATAGAGACTATTTTTTTCAGATATTGGAGGCCAGACAGCATAATAAAATATCCGAAATAGAAGAGAAGTATGCTAGATTGCCTGTACCGATACAGGTGTTTATCGAGTCCGAAAACTACATGGATAGCAAGGGCATTTTATACCCTACTATTATGCGAGATATAAAAGTGCTGAATAACGGTAACTATTCAGAGGCGGTATTGACGGGGGCTATTGGGTCAGGAAAAACAACCTTAGCTTTGTACACTACAGCTTACCAATTATACCTGCTTTCCTGCATGAGAAATCCGCATGCTTATTTTGGGCTAGATACAGCTTCAGAAATAATGTTTATATTTCAATCAATTAATGCTGGACTGGCTAAGCAGGTAGATTATGAGCGATTTAAAAGTATGATCGAAACCAGCCCCTACTTTCAAAAGCATTATAATTTTGATAAGAACATTTTATCTAAACTGAAGTTTTCAAATAGAATAGAAGTAGCCCCAATAACAGGACAAGAAACGGGGGCTATCGGGCAGAACGTAATAGGGGGGGTTATAGATGAATTGAACTTTATGGCAGTTATAAAGGACTCCACACAGTCAAGGGACGGAGGCACCTATGACCAAGCGGTATCTTTGTACAATTCAGTGAGTCGAAGACGTAAATCACGATTCATGGTAAGGGGTTCTTTACCTGGAGTTTTATGTTTAGTGTCTTCAAAGAGATATCCTAATCAGTTTACCGATGTAAAAATAAAAGAGGCTGCCAAGGAGATAGAGGAAACTGGAAGCACAAGTATCTATGTTTACGACAAGGCTACATGGGACGTAATGCCGAAGGAAAAATTCAGTGGGAAGTGGTTTAAGGTTTACATAGGCGATGACACCAAAAAGCCAAGGGTTATAGATAAAGGCGATACCATCACGGCAGATATGGAAGCCAAGATAATAAAAGTGCCAGTGGAATATCGGAAGGAATTTGAAACAGATATTATGAATTCCCTACGAGATATTGCAGGGGTTAGTACATTGGCTACACACCCTTATATGGTAAACACAGATGCGGTATCTGGCTGTTTCCATAAAGAGCATAAGTCGTTATTGTCCAGAACCGAAGTTGATTTTGTGGCCACGCAACTGGAAATATATCCAGAGCGGATAATAAACAAATCTGATTACAGGTGGGTGCATATTGACTTAGGTGTTACAGGTGATGCGGCAGGGTTTGTAATGGGTCATGTAACGGGCTTTAAGGCCATTCTAAGAGGCGATATGGAAGAGGTGTTACCATTGGTGCATGTGGATTGTTCCTTAGCCATACAGCCCCCTAAAGGTGGGGAGATCATGTTTCACAAGATAAGAACCTTAATCTACAAATTGTCCGAGCTTGGAGTGCCTATCAAGTGGGTTAGCTTTGATAGTTTTCAGTCAGTGGACAGTATTCAGATATTGAAGAACAAGGGTTACATGTGTGGACGTATTTCTATGGATAGAACCTGCGAGCCTTACGATATTCTGAAGCAAGCAATGTATGATGACCGAGTGACATTACCGGAGCATAAAAGATTGCAGGTAGAATTAGTATCATTGGAGCGGGATGCGAAGAAAGATAAAATTGACCACCCGCCTGCAGGTACTAAAGATATTTCAGATTCGTTAGCAGGTGTAGTTTCAGGCCTAACCATGAGATCGGAAATCTGGTATAAGCATGGTATCAATCCTACGCAAATACCAACATACCTAAAACAGAAAAAGGATAATATGTCAGAGGCCGATAAGGAAGCTGAAAAATAAATGAACTCAAGTTCACTATATTGGAACGCACTAAAAACGGGGTTTTTTTCACATTCCTAAAATTGACAAATTAATTAACGTGTCAAGTCTTTTTTTTAGCACCTCTACAGGCTACGCGCCACATAGCCTACAGCGATTTTGAACGATAAAGATTTTCATGTGCAAGTGTGCATTGATTTTTTTAAAACGCTTAGACGTTAAATTTAGCCGGTTCTATGCGATTTGTACAATTTTTATACAGTTTTTACAAAGTTGACAAATAAAAAAAAGTGTGAGACAATGGCTACGAGTTCAAAAATTAATTTCAAATTCCAAGGGGAATAAAAATGGCTTATTCAAGTGTACAAGTTCCAAACGATAAGGCGGCTGAGTTTGACGCTGCTGCAATGGATTGTTTTGTCAATGTGGATTGGGAGGCAACTACAGGGGATTTCTGGACTACCTTTAATGTGTGGTCTGTTTTTCCGACACCAGTTTCAGAAGCTGAAGTTACCCGATTCGTCAATATGTCTGAAGATTTTGGTGGGGGCTAAGAAAATGAGTGACCAACAATACGACCATTTTATACATTACGAAGTTTTGTTTGTTGAGGAAATTAAGGATTTAACAGAACTGGAAAAAGACAAATACTACGCTAAATTAAAACAAGCATCCGACTATGAGCATCGGGTGTTTGGCTGGTAACTAATACAAGGGGATATAGACATGGAAACTAAAATAAAAAAAGCATTAATAAGTATGCCTATCATTGATGTAGTGTCTTTAGGTGGGCAGCCAGATATAATTGATTGTGGCTGTGTTTGTGATTGCGACTGTGAATCAGGTGTTTACTGTTCAGATAATAATGTGTACGTGTTACCGCAAGATGCAAGGGATTATCTGGTTTTTCTAAAAGATGCTTTCAGTAAGCTAGATGTGGATAACTTAGGTGCTTTCTCGTTATGAGAAAAGAACTGAGTACAGATAAGTTCAACAAAGCTGATGCTGCCAAGTTTCTAAAATGTACTCAGGCGGTGTTAATGTTATCTGCTGGACACTGGGTAGACACCACTACACTTAGACGGGTCAAATCTTCTACACTGGCTGATTTCATAGTAGAGGATAATGAAGATAAATATAATGTTGACAAATAAAAAAACGTGTGTATAATGGGGTCTAAGTTCAAAAATGTTTGAACAAATTAACCATTCCAAGGGGAATAAAAAATGAACACATTTACTTCAAAAGCAAAATTAGAAAATACCTTGACTAACAAGTACGATTCAGTTGAGGCTCACAATATTATTTCATGTGGTGTTAAGGTGTTGAGATATTATACCGAGGGTTTACGTGGCCAGTTGATGCACGTAGCTACATGGGATTTTTCAAACAATCAAGGATGGGGTGCATAATGACTACCTACCTAGACAATGATTCACGGATTCCAACATTCGATGTATGTGCAAATATTATTAATTGCATTCATACGGTTTGGCAAGCAATTGGTGGTGAGTTTCCGGAAGACATACCTAATGAGGATGCGATAGAAATGTGTTTGGACGCAGATCGGATTCAGACCTTCAATGATGATATGGGTATCATTGCTCACAATGAGTTACTAGACTTGTACCAGCAATACGGTTATTCTGATGTTCAGATAAAAATTGCTTTCCTGATTTCACTTAATTAATAATCACTAAGCCCACGGACGGGCTTTTATAGAGGGTTCACTACAATGGATTTACGAGGTTTAAATGAAGACTATGCTATGCGCCTGTACGTGCCATTTAGATACACATTCCATAACCGGATTAAGTACACCAAAGATAGAAACAGGCGTAAGATCACTATGCGAAAATATTTTAGGCGATATAAATTGACAAATAAAAAAAAGTACGTATAATAGGGGCTAAGTTCAAGATAATTTGAACAGTTATTCAGATTCCAAGGGGAAACTAAAATGAGTGCAATATTCCAAAATATAAAATCTGGCAAGTTAGGTGCTCAATTGGGTGCAATGTTACGTAAAGCTAAACAGTTGGATAAGTTTGATGCGGTTGATGCAATTGAGTCCAGACAACATACCATATATGTTGAACACATGGCGAAAAAAGAGGCATACGAAAAAGCCATACTTGCTTCTGGTGGCAGAGTTGAGACTAGCCTAGATGTGGCCAGAAATTGCGTTAGAAAATTAGAACAATTAAGAAGAGCTTAATTCCAAATTCCAAGGGGAATGAAAATGAAAAATTCAATTAATACAGAAACTGCACCGGCCTACAATGCTATGAGTGTAAATATCAAAATGGCTGAGGAAGACAAGATAATAGAAACAGCCATGGCCATTCTGAAGAGTCGGATTAAAACCTACGAGTTCAGTTTCACACAGGCTGATTCAGTTGTTCAGTATCTAGGCTTAAAAGTAGCCAGATTAGAGCATGAGGTTTTTGGGTGTTTGTTTCTCAATAACCAGCACCAGTTAATAGAAGATGAAATATTATTCACTGGTACAATTGACGGGGCTAGTGTATATCCAAGGGAAGTTGCACGGGCGGCTCTTGACCACAATGCTGCCGCTGTAATTTACTACCATAACCATCCTTCCGGTTTGAATGTGGCTTCACTAGCTGACAAAGCCATTACTTCTAAATTAAAGCAAGCTTTGGGATTATTAGAAATCAGAACACTTGACCATATAATAATAGCTGGGAATGAGTTTGTCAGTTTTGCACAAACTGGGCAGATATAATACACAATAACAAGGCCGGATATAAGTCCGGTCTAACACTTTCGGAGATAAGATTATGAGTTGCCAATTAGTTTCAGATCAAGAAATACGATTGATAGCAGGACTATTAGTTGCACAATATGATAGCCCTATAAAAATACCATTCGACCGATTGCAGGGTATGAGAGAATGGGCTGCAAGATTAACGATAGAAAATTATCTAGCTTTCAATGAGCGGTACCCTAATCAACATGCAAATCCAGTACCCGTAGAAATCACTGAAGCCATGCTTGGGGTGGCTATTCGACAACTGGAAGATTACTCAGTTATACAACTGATAAAGATAGTACACCACTACCAGTATCAGGCGTGTGATTCTAGCCAATTTAAGGGGGGTCTGGTGGCTAGAAAGCTACAAGATGCAGTGGACACCTTGGTAACTAACATAGAGGGCTACAGTAAAGCTCCTTGGGGGGTTTAAGATGTATAAATTATACGAGATACATGCAGGTACGCCTTTGTGGGTTGGTCAAGTAAAGAGCCAAAAAGATCTACAAAGATTTTGGGATAAGAAATTACCTGAAGGTGTTTTTAAAGCAGTTGTGGATGATAAAAAATGAAAGCAAGAAAAGCAGTAGATAGAGTGGATTCCAAACTACTAAAGAAACAAATTGCAACCCTAAACCATGTGTCAAAAACTGGACATGTAATAAAACCTGCAGAAGAAGATCACCTGCACGGTTTACTAAATTTACTGGAAGCAATATATGATGAAATAGAACCGCCTTCAGGCTTTATTAATACTTGGGAGTGACATAATGATAACAAAACCAAGCATACGAGCTATGCTATTTTTGGGGCTGGACATAGGACTGTTTACAGTGGAAGAGGCATTGATGCATTATCTACAACATACTGATGTATTTTTTGATCTACCAACCTTTGCAAATCAGATGACAGTGTTTATGTCCGAGTTACATAACGCTAAGTTAGTGTCAGGGGATAAGCCACACTTTATGCCTATAAAAGAACCGATTGAAAGAGGCTTAGAATTGCTGGATATTTATGAAGTAAACAAGGTGAAATTATGATACAAAAAATACATAGAGCAAGAGGCACCCAATATAATATAATCATAGACCCTGCAGGTATGTTCTTCTGGGAGCGAGTGGTTTGCAGGTGTAGACCTAATAAGTTTATGGTGTTTGAAAATGAACTGCCTAAGTATGGCACTGTGCAAAAATTAACATGTTACCGGAGCTGAGGAATGAGCCTTAATGATTTAGCAGATCGGATAGAGCATTGTATTGGCAAGGTAGAGCATTTAATTGATGAAGTACAAAGATTGCATACCAGACTGGATGATTTTGAGTGTGAAAAGGAAAAAGAAAAACAGGTTGCCGTTACGATGAAACTGAATAAAGAAATAAAAAATAAAAATAGAGCTATGTTGTCATGGCTCCAAAGATAACCAAAGGGGTACAATTCATGATAGTTACAGAAGGTAATTTTTACAAGACCAAAGATGGAAGACCAGTGTTGTTACATGAGTACACAGGCTATGGTACCTTTCCAATTAAAGGTAGCATATTCAAAAAGCACAAAGGTAGGCACGGGAATCCTGAATATATGACTTGGAAAAAGAATGGTATGGCTTTGGCAATAGAGCCTAGCTGTTTTGACCTGACAGAAATAAGCACTGCACAGATAAATGATTTATTTGAAAAAAAACCGTTAGGTGGCTAATTAATGTTTGCGAGAATAGCGGTAGCGGTGCGATACCTACTATACGAGGGGTAAGTACACCTTGTATAAGTTTATCACGCGCCTACACGCGCCTACGTGCGAAATATTGGATTTTGGAGGTTTTATATGAGTGCTAAATTAGAAAAAGAGTTACAAGTTAATGTAGACTTTGCGGTGGGTCAGATGTTGGAGATACTGGAAGTAAAATATCCAGACTTATGCAAAGAGTCTACAAGTACACCAGACAAGGCCATGCAGTTTGAGGGGTTACGAAATCGTGTAGTGTACGATTTAGAACATACGGTAAGGCGATATTTATGGGAGCGCATGTGATGGATGCAATGGAGATTCTTAAAAAATCAGGCATTATGTTATTAGAACAAAATGATAGCTTGATAGAGGAACGGGAAGCTATCAGAAAATGGCTATTAGAATTGGGTACATTGCTAGACATTGTTCCAAAGTCCACAGACGATATTTCAGTAGCTGATAGCTGGGTAGAATATCGTAAAGATATTATGATCGAATTAAGAAGATTAAAAAAATGCCAATAATAACTGAAAGGGTCAGGTTAAAGGTAATGATAAATGGTAAAGATTCTGGAATAATCGAAACTAACAGGGAATGGGCTGTGCCTTACTGGGAAACCAGAGCATCTATTAGGGCTAAAGATGGCGTAAAGATAAAACTTGTAGAGACTAAAAAATGCCAATAATATTTAAGAAAAAATCAGCCAAGAAAAAGGTAGACCCGAGGCTTCAACAAACAACTGCCGAAGTGGTTAAAAGATTGCGCAGAAATATGTTAGTCCACAGCTACCTGTATTACGAATTAGACAAGCCGATAATTTCAGATCATGACTGGCAGGTAAAAGCAGATTCACTTGTATCCGTGCAAAAAAGATACGGAGTTAAGTTTGGATTTCACGATGCTCAATTTGCAGATTGGGATGGGTCTACTGGAATGCATTTGAAGTTTGACGACTGGACTAAGAAGACTGCTGCAAGATTACTGGAAGTTAAAAAGTGAACTCAAGTTCAACATACACCAGCACAGAATAGCGGCTATTTTGTTATTTTTTTTAAATTGACAAATTATTTAACGTGTCAAGTCTTTTTTTTACACCCTCTACAGCCTACGGCTGGCATAGCCTACAGCGATTTTAAACGATAAAACTTTCCTTGCACAAGTGCCAGTCCAAAAATTTAAAAGGCTTAGACGTTAAATTTGATGCTCAGAATTGGATTTGTATAATATTTATACAGTTTTTACAAAGTTGACAAATAAAAAAAAGTGTGTATAATGGGTTACAAGTTCAAAATTTAATTCATTCCAAGGGGAAGATAAAAT